TTGCCTCTATATAACTAGCAACACCCCTGCTAGGACAAAAGTACAAAATTTCTCTAGTAAATTTATCTTCCCCGAGTGCTAAAACGTCTTCTTTTAAATTATCTGAACTGCCCCAATACTCACGCCAGTCTGATTCTTTGGTACCGCGTCTTTTATTCTTTTTGCCTTTTAGTGGAGGTTTTGTTGTTTTGAATTTTGCTAACTTTTTGCCAACATACTTTTTGTCGTTGGTATTGTTAGTTATTAGGTATACAAATGCTTCGCAGTCTTCGGGGAGGGTATCTACTACGTTGTTATTATGTAACCAATCACTGAGCATTAACATACTCCGTGTCGGTGTTGTAACTAGTGAAGCCTCCTTCCTTAATCACAAATAATACATCATTGACTCTACCACTTAATTCTTCTCTGTGCGAAATAAGGAATATATTTTTATTTTGCTCTCTGCTCATTTTCTTAAGTATACCAAGTGCGTTCTCTACGCCTGTAGCATCTAAACCACTGTCAATGAGCTCATCAATACACAAGAAGTTCATTGGATGATTAAGACTTTCAAAAATATCTCTAAATGCCCAACTTAAACTTAGTATAAGTCTGTTACGCTCACCTCTGCTTAAATTATCAAAGTCTAGGTCTCTACCATACTCTGTAATCTCTACACTTAGGTCACTGTTAAACTTGACATCATGCGGCAAGCCAATTTCATTTAAGTAATGTGCTAGTCTGTGATTTAAGTAAGCAATGTTTTGATCAATGATACGTCTTCTAATAAAACTGTCTTTGCTTGTTAGCAGTTTGTATAAAAACTCTTGATGGTCTTTAAGAGCAGTAAGTTCGTTAATTAAATCCCAACTGACTTCTTGTATGCCTGTATTTTTCATAGACTCTATTTGATCTATGTATGGATTTTCTTCGCTATGCTTTGATCTAGTACTTTCAATTAAGTTATCAACATTATTTCTGTGTGTTAATGCTTCTTCTAATGTTTTGTAGAATGTACTTGGACGATCCTCTACAGGACCAAGTAATCCAATACCGTCTTTTAAATCTTCTTCTTTAATAGTTAAACCAGTAAAGTATTCTTTTTCTTCTGCTATCTTGGTCTCTAACTCTTTTGTGTATACTTCATGTGTGTCTAAATGTGCTGTACCTTGTTCACATGTAGGGCACACACCTTCCTTTGCTTTTACTAAGTTTGCTTCTAGCTCACTTAATTTGCTTGTACTTCTTTTAAAAGAGTTCTGTGTGTTAGATAAGTTGTTTGCTAATATATTTAAATTTGCTTCATGGTCTTTGATAACAACTAACTGGTTATGTTTTGCTACTTCACTGTCGACATCAATTTCTTTTAACTGCTCTAACGCAGATGCCATTTCGCCTAACTTAATGTCTTTGTTTCTTTCCCATGCGTTACTGCGACTTTCTAATTCTTTAATGTTCTTGCCCATACGTTCGTTGCTGTCTTTTACAGCATTAATACGCATTTCTTCTTCTTTGATACCGTCTCTAGTATCCTTTTGTTTGTCTTTAAGTATTTCCGCTTTTTGCGACAGTTCTTCTATGCCAAGTAACTGCTCGATCATTTCTCGCTGATCGTTGTTTTTCATACCCAAGAATGGTTCAGTATAAGTGTTTAATGCTACAATGTGCTTAAACATTTGATGACTAAAGCCAATAATTTTTTCTATTTCTTTTTGTGTTTCTCTACTGTCGCCTTGTTGCTCTTGGTCTTCTAGTTCAGAACCGTCAACAAACAATCGTAACACATTAGGACGCCTGCCCCTTTCAATACGATATTCTTTACCGTTAAGTTCAAAGTCACATGACACAATCATGCCTTTGGCATTTGTTTTGTTAATTAAGTTATCACGCCTAATGTTTGTTAATGCTTCTCCGTAAAGAGCATAACTGAGTGCGTTAATAATAGTAGTCTTGCCTGTGCCGTTTCTACTACCGTCGCCACCTAGGTCTAAGTTATTACCTAGCACTAAGGTTAAGTGCTTATCATCAAACCTAACGCCTTGGACGTTATTTCCGACGCTCATGAAATTCTTTACACTGATGTTTTTTATGTTTAGCATATTATAAGTTTTGGTAGATGTTGATGAGTTTGTCTGTGTCTATTGTGTTGCTTTCAATTGTCTGTAACTGACTCACAACTATTTGTTCCACACTTTCAAAATGTATTTCACCTGCTTCGTACTCTTCTTCAACTTCTTTGACAGGTACAAGTTGTATTTCTCTACACTTGTATTTGTCCATAAAGTTTTCTTTAATAAACGATGCTTCTTCATAACTGATATCAACGTCTAATTTAATTCTAGCATACGTTGTAGCATCTAGAAACTTAGCAGGGTCGTCAATTAGTTCTACTAATCCACATGTAACATACTTTGGACATTCAGGCCAATTGACAAAGATAGGTTCTTTATCCCATTCAAGGAACATGTACCCTCTGTCATTGTCTTGTGCGTCTGCGTAATTATGCGGGAACGCATTACCGATGTAATGTATATTACTATTGTACTGTCTTTTATGAAAATGTCCTGTGAATACATAATCTGGTTTATCCAGCATTGATGCTTGAATGCCACCGTGGTTCGGCATTTCGATCATAGCATTCATTTTAAAGAACGGCAATTCAAAATGACCAAACATATACTTACATTCCATCTTAGCAACTGTTTTGTAATCGTCGCCAACTAGCCAAGGCACAATAGCAACATCGTCTTGTTCAAACATGTCGTCCACCATAACAAAGTTAGATAGGTCACGAGCAAATTCTATGCTATTGAGTTCTCGTTTGTCTCTGTAATATAAATCATGATTGCCTGTAATAAAATATACTTTGTCAAATGCGTCATTGAGTTTTTTAAGATCTCTTAGACTAGCATTCATAGTAGCAATATTAATACTTGCTCTGTGATGATGCCAATCGCCTAAGAAAAAACAAGTTTCTGCTTTGCGAAGTTTTGCTTCAACAATGAACCAGTCGACAAAATTGCTACAGTCTTTCAAATGCTGATGGCTATTTTGTTTTAAGCCATAATGTATATCTGTAAAAACTGCGGCTTTATCAAATAAGTTATCAGTCATTTTTTTCAGCACTCTCCGAATTTGCTTTTCTGAGTTCTTTCATCGCATTTTCGTGTGCTATTTGCCTTCCGTAACTTGGCAAATGTCCAGAGTCAATAAGGATATCGTCTCTGATGTTTTGGTTTCTTTTTTCAATGTTAAGAACCCTTGTAAAACTGTTTGTAATTGCGGCTGTATAATAAGCAAACGGATTGTCCGACTTTGCTTCATTAAACTGTAACCCAATCATCGCTAACTGTAAAAGTGCTTGACCTCTCATTTCATCAATGTAAGTGTAGCCTCTCCAGTTTGCTCTTTGGCTATATCTTTCAACTAGTTTAAGATACATTTTGCCTAATTCGTTTGTGATACTTCCGTGCTGTACAGAAAACTTACCACTCTTAAGACCGCCTTTCCAGTGACTTCTAGCAACTTCAGTTATTTCTCCGTCAACTTTAGCATAATGTTTAAATGCCGGAAAGTTACACTTTGCTTTAGTTTCAGCCTCGTTCCTAGGATTCTTTTTTCTGCCTGGCTCTAATGGAATGTGTTCCATGTCCATAACCCTAACAGTAACATCCTCATCTGGGATAGTAACAGGATCGACTAAAAACTCTTTTTGTTTAGGTTTTTTATTAGCCGGCCCACTGTAGTCTTTAACCGCGGCCTGATACGCAAAATCTTTCATGCGTCCTGCTTTGTTTTGTTTTGCTTGATCGAATATTGCCGTAGTAATATCATTGACGTCGTCGACGATAATGTCGGGTCGATCGTACTGAGTAGACTTCGTCCATGTAAAACTCATTTTACTTTTATGAATCTCTGCTAATAAGTCTTTATTGTTTAAGTATTTTTGTGCCATTGTATGTAATCTCCATTTAATGTATTATACATTGTTTTTTTCGGAAGTCAAGTATAATTATCCACTTTTAGGAATTAACGGCAGTTTTATTGAAACTGATAAATACATTATGTAAAATAGGAGATTATAATGGGATTCGGGCCACCAACAACGACTAACCCAAACGACGACCATGCGTCACATACGTTTGACCAACGAGCACGTTTGCAATTATATAAAAAGAATGCCGAGACATTCTTTGAAAAGGACGACAGTAAAAAAGACGTTCTGAATCCTTTAAAGAAAAATCGCGGTGTTGTATTTCCGTATACCCCTAACATATTCCTATCAAGAAGTGCAAACTATGCCTCCATGGAATTTAAGGGTGCCAACTTTCCGATCTACTCGTATGTTAATTCGAGTCCTCCGGTTATTCCTCTTATCGCAACATTTACAGCAGGAACAAAAGAAGATGGTCAATATATGTTAGCGGCATATCGATTTTTTAACATTTTAACACAATCTGATTTTGGCGAAAGAGCAGTCAAGACAGGAACAAATGGCGCACCACCGCCAGTACTACAATTTTCATACTTAGGCCCATTTGGGTTTGATCGTGTTCCAGTGATACTCACAGACTTTAACATGCTGATAGGTAACAATGTAGACATGGTACCAATAGAACACTCAATGTCAAACATGGAAGACGGCAAAGGTTTTGCTAGTGCGTTTGGCGACAATGCTAATATAACATATATGCCTGTTGATGTTGAATTCACAATTAACTTACAAGTACAATACTCACCGCGTAGAGTTAGAAAAGACTTTGATTTAGACGCAATGAGGAAAGGACATAACATAGGATTTATTTAATGCCATATTCGAAAAACAGTTTCTTAAAAAACGCACCAAACAAGTCTTTTTATACAGGTCTAAACTATAATAAGTTGCCTGTTATTAAAGAAAGCATCAGCGACACGACTATAACATTATCAGAAAAATATAATATGCGACCAGACTTACTGTCATATGATCTATATGGTTCTGTTGATTTTTGGTGGGTGTTTAGTTTAAGAAATGTTAATATTATCAAAGATCCAATAAATGATTTCAAACCAGGAGTTTCAATCAAGGCACCAAGTCCTCAGACCATCGAACGTTTAGCGAGAAACTAACATGGCCGATCCTACAAATACCGATCCTAAAAATACCCTAAAATCTATATACATTAGTAACGATAATGTTCAACATAACATATTAGACGAATATGAAAGTTACACATATAACTTGACATTTAGTATGATGCCAATGAGTTTTTATTATTCTGGCAATTTCACTTTAGGATCTCAGGCAAGAAAAGATGCCAAGAGAGTAATTATTGCCCAAACTGGCGTAACAACAAAATTTAATATTGATAATTTAACCATTGAGTCAGTCACCGACAATTACGGTAGTACATTTACATCTTCTCTAACATACTCCACCCAGGCAACTTTCCAAATTCTAGAGCCACAGGGTTCTAGTTTAATTCATTTAATGCACATGGGATATAATAAATTAAAAGAAATAGACGAAGCCAACGGAAATACATTTGAAAAACTATACGGCGACTCAAAAAATAAAGGACCACTGGACTTACCATATTTGTTAGAAGTAGATCTAATAGGACATAAGCCAATTGGCGAGCAGTATGACGAACAAGAATTTAATGTAATTGGCAAATATGTCTACCCGTGTTACTTAACAAACTTTGATTTTAATCCGCAGACTGAAGGAACACAATATAATTTTAGGCTGGTCTCAATACACAATATTGGAGCAACACTTATTCCTGAAACACGTCGGCTTGCTAAAGAGGTTACTATTAAAGGCAAAGATACCACGGAACTATTGAAGGACTTAGAAGGGCAGGTAAACCGCGACATAGTACAACGATTACATATTGCTGATACTGATTCGGCAGATGCCCAACAAAGGTCGCATGTTATAAAGATAGACCTAGGTTCAAAATATGAAGAAGATAAAAAGATGGAGCAAGAGCTCGACGATAAAGGCAAACCCAAATGGCATGCCGCCGTCCTGCCGATTGATCCAGGAAAACTAACACCAGTCACAGACGCAGTTGGCTCCAGCGAACAAGCAGATAACGATGGTACCGGATCCAAAGAAGAAACAAAACTGCACCATGTCATGACATTAAAAAAAGGTAGATCAATCAAAGCGTGTATAACAGACATATTAGGATTGAATCATAAATTTTGTTCTCTAGTAACAGATAGAGAATTTACTAACGAAGAGAGTGACATAGGCAAACCAAAAGACCCCAAGGCCGACATATTCTCACCAAAAATACAAATGGCTCCAGTGGCTAAAGCAGGAGGTTACACAGTAACAACAGGCGGACCGGCTTATAACATTGCATACACTATAGATCTATTAAAACAAGCAGGTGTACAAACTGGTTCGCAAAAGGTTCTCACTGAGGAAGAAAAATCCAAAGCCTTAATTGACAGATGGGGCATTGTTAAGAAATATGATTATATGTTTACTGGTTTAAATGATCAAATACAAGATGTAGATATCACTTTCCCAACTGGACAAGTATTTTTGTTTCCTGAATATGGCGGAATGTCACCTACATACAAGGATGCTCCGGCACAAGCCAGATCCTTAAAAGAGATAGCCAGCGGCAAAAAGAAAACAACAAACCGACTTACAAAAGGTGCCTTTGATGCGGAAAGTGTACTTGCTCACTTTGAGACATTAGGCAATGACTTAAGAGACATAGTAACCGGTGCTAGAACAGACGCAGTTGACTTTATTGAAGGTTTAGCGGCAATGAGACCAGGAGTAGCCGCAAATTTAAGATCCGGTAACAAACGACTACCAGCGTCACCACAGGCAGTATTTGCCAAAGGCAAGGCCATTACTCAAGCAACACAAACCATCGATAAATTATTTACAGACATACAAGATTTGCAAAAAGCAGTAGAAAGTGCGGCAGGAGAACTAGCATCCGGAATAAATGGCGGTGTTAATTTACTCACAAAGAAAATAGGAAAAATAGTTACTGAGTCCATGACTCCGTTTAATTTTAAATCATCGTTGGGCTCTGCCATAGGTAATGTTCGAGACGGCATTGGCGGACTTGTAGATAATATCAACGACGCCACAGGCCTGACGTTGAATGCCAATGATATACCTGGGCTAGGTGAATTTGACAATATATTAAGCGATATTGAAGATGTTGCCAATTCCACAATACCTGATGGTTTTGGAACACCGGGGACAAATCCGGATTTATTTGGCGCACTTACATATGACACAACTTCCGTAGATCAAAATCAATATTTAGAAGAATTTGACTTTAGCACGGATGTGCTCTACTCCGGAGACAGTGAATCGATAGGGTTGCCCGGTCAGGCAAACTCGGGCGATGAATTAAGTCAAGACACTACACCTAAACAACATTACACGACCACAGCATTAAGTTATGGCAAAACAGGCATACCCTACTTAGCCAGACTCACATTGGATGTTAAAGGTGACCCTTATTGGTTAGGTAGACGAAATTTTGCCAGCGAATATCAAGCAGGTATTGATGGCGACCCTATTACTGAGTCATTAATGAGGAAAGGAGGGGGATGGAAGCCTGAGTTTCTAACTTCACGCACAGAGATTGATGGCGCACCATATGATGCGGGTTCTGTATTTCTTGCTTTTAGATATGTGTTTCCAAAAGAATACGAAACATACCAAGACGACATCAATGAGCACTCGGGTAAAATAGAAATGACCACAATAGATATGTCCTACACGGGTTACTATATGGTAGTTAAAGTTACTAATAAGTTTATTGGAGGTTTATTTACACAACAACTAGAGTCTGTTAAAATGAATACAGCACCAAACAAAGCAGTCTTTGTAGATGGCAAAGAAGTAGCAGGCCCCAATATTAATAAGGAAGGCAATAGTCTTTCAGATGATATGCTTGATGCTCTGGTCGATACATAAATAGCACTATGCCTAGTATTTCAAAAACAGAAAAACAATATCAAGATAAACTTGGAACTAAACAACTTTGGTTTGGTGTAATACATCAAACAATTGACGCAACCAGAATGGGAAAAATGCTAGTTCATATACCTGATATTACAGGCAATGACACATCACTCAAAGCATTATTTAATTGTCATTGGACATCACCATTTGCTGGTGCTACACAGTTAGGTTCCAACGCTGACGAAACATCAGAAGGTGCTACACAAACCAGTTACGGTATGTGGATGAGACCGCCCGATCCGGGCACACAGGTTGTAGTAGGGTTAATAATGATCAACGCCGTAGTAGAACCAGTTATACTTTCATGTTTATTTCATAATTATAGAAACTTTATGGTTCCGGGTATACCAGCAAGTGATACCGGAGAAGGACCAAATCCGTCTGCTGAAATAAATATAAACAACGACGTAAAAAGTCATAATGTAAAATACACTAACAAGGGAGCGGATGTTGAAGTTAAATCCGCAAAAAGACCCAGATCAAAATTAGCAGACAATTTATTTTATCAAGGCCTAGGCGATGATTTCGTAAGAGGTCAAAGTACCAGTGGCGCAAGAAGAGAAGACAACTCAGAGGTGTTTGGAATATTAACACCGGGCTCACGTAAAGACGGTGACCCTGGAAAACGTAATCCAGGACATCAATTTGTTATGGATGACAACGATACAAACAATTTAATTAGATTGCGTACAGGCCAAGGAATGCAACTATTATTAAATGATACACATGACATCATTTACATAGTAAATAAAAAAGGCACAGGCTATGTTGAAATAGATGGCGACGGTAACATAGATGTATTTGGCAAAAGCAGTATTAACCTTAGAACAATGGGAGACCTAAATCTAAGAGCAGATCAAAATGTAAATATCGAAGC